GCCCGCGCTGCACGCCGCCCCCGCCGGCGGAGCAGCTGCTCCCCCCGCCCAGGAAGCGGACCCCGCAGCAAGGGAGGAGAAACCCAAGGAGGAGACGCCCGCCAACGACGCAGTTCCCGCCGCTCTCAGCGCCCTGGAGGCCAAGCTGGACAAGCTGATCGAGATGTTGGCGGCCGGGGACCGCCGGCCGGAGGGCGAAAAGGCGCTGGATCAGATGATTGCCAGCCTGGACGGCGGCAGCGCCGCCACCATCCCCGCCGGCGGCGGGTTGGACGGCCATGTCAACGGCCCTGCCAGGGACGCAGCGCTGGCTATGCTCAGGAGCATGCGCCCGGTGGTGGCCTCCATCGAGGACGCCTCCACCCGTGCCAAAGTGACGGATGCACTGCTGGGAGCCGTCAAGGCCCCGGATGTGCTGGGCAGCATCATGCAGGCGGCCCAGCAGAGCGCACAGAAGGCATCGGATGCCGCCGCTCCCGCCAGCTTCGACAAGCTGTGCGCGGACCAGAAGGCGGCCTATGATGCCAGGAACCCCCACAAACAGAAGGAGGACAAGTGAGTATGGGACTGCATCCTCAGAACATCGGGGCCGCGATGCCCCACGGCTATGCCGGCGGCTACGCCCGGCAGCCTGATTCTATTGTCAACACCCGGCCTGCCGGGGCGGAGATCGTCTTCGGTACTGCGCTGAAGTATGATGCAGGCGGAAACGTCCTGCCCATGGGTGCGGGGGATACCGCGTCCGCCTTTGTGGGCGTGGCATCCAAGGAGATCAAGACCGCCCTCACCTACCTGGACCAGGGTGTGGGCAAGTACGGGGCGAAGGAGGCCGTCCCCGTCTTCATGCGGGGCGCGGTCAACGTGCTCTGTCAGAAGGGGACCCCCAAGCTGGGCGGCGCGGTCTATCTGCGGATCGCGGCCAGCGAGAGCTATCCCGGCGCGGCTGTGGGCGGCTTCGAGGCAGAGGCGGACGACAAGAACACCGTTCAGCTGACGAACTGTCAGTGGGCGGGCCCGGCGGACGTGAACAAAGTGGCGGAGCTGCGGATTCTCACCATGCAGCATGCGTAAGGAGGACATGAGATGAGCAAGTTTCAGAATATGGGCACCTTTGATGCCGGCGTGGTCGGCGGCACAGCCCGCCCCGGCCGGACCAATTCCGGCATTATGACTCTGGACGAGGCGGGCATCGCCTCCGGCGGCGCGTTCCTGCGCTCCGAGCTGGAGAAGCGGGACCCGCTGCTTCGCAGACCCCTCACCAGCGTCACCTACCCCAGGGACATCAACATCAACACCGGCGGCGGCTGGGTGGACGCCATCTCCGCCCAGTCCGTGGGCTACGGCATCACCGGCGGCAGCGGGGACGGCCCGGTGGGCTCCGGCGGGACCAACGGCGTCCCCATCGTCAGCGCCAACGTGGACAACGGCATCTATAAGGCCCACGTCTTCCAGGTGGCCCTCCGGGTCATGTTCGTGGACATGCAGAAGGCCAATTACACCGGCCGTTCCCTGGACAATCTCCTGACCGACGGCGTGCGCCTGACCTATGACAAGCACCAGGACCAGAACGTCTACATGGGCATCGCCCGCTACGGCACCACCGGCATCCTCAACAACCCGGACGCTGCTGAGACCACAGTGGCCGGTAACGGCGCGGCCACGCCCTCCACCAAGTGGAAGGACAAGACACCCGCCCAGATTCTGGCGGATGTGAACAGCGCCATCATCGCCAACTGGGCGGCGGCGGACTACGACGAGACTGCCATGCCCAACCATATCTTGCTGCCCTATGAGCAGTACGCCTATATCCTCAACACGCCCGTCACGGAGCTGGCCACGGAGACCATCCTGGACTATATCATGAAAAACAACGTCTCCGCCAAGAACGGCGGCTCCCTCTACATCGGGGCCACCCGCTGGTGCAAGGGGGCAGGGACCGGCGGTGCGGACCGCATGGCGGTGTACGTCAACTACGAGCGCTTCCTCAGTGTGGAGGAACTGGTGCCCCTCAGCCGGGTGATGACGACGCCCAATGCCGCTGAGGTCTGCTATGACACCGCCTACATGGCGAATCTGTCCGAGGTGGAGGTTTTCTATCCCCAGACCATCGCCTACTACGACGGCATATAGGGAGGTGCGGACATGTTTGTGGTATCCAAGAGGAACATCATCCTGCCCGGACCCGATGGTGAGAAGTTCCATATGCCCAGGGACTACATAGGCCCCATCCCCACCTGGGCGGAGGATTCCGCCTATCTGAAGGCCCTGGCGGCGGACGGCAAGGTCATCATCTCCGCCTCCGGCAGAGACAGGGACTTCGACAAGCAGCCGAAAAGGCAAAAAAATGTGGCCGAATAAGCCGCAGTTCTTCGGCATCCGGGATGTGGCCGCCAATATCAGCTGCGGCAGGGGCGCCTATTCGGCGGAGATGTTCCAGGCGGATTTCCCCCAGTTTTTCAACGAGGCCATGATCTGCCTGGTGCCAGAGTCCATACTGGAGGAGTTTATCCGGCAGGCCAACATAGCTATTACACCGGATAAATGGCTGGATGGCTGGCGGTATGCCGCTGGACTGTATGTGGCCCATCAGGCAACGCTGTACCTGCGCACTTTCGCAGAGAGCTCTGCCACACCGGCCCAGGCGGCCGCCACAGGGGCGTTGGTGGGCGTGGTGAAGTCCGCTACCCTGGGTGACAGCTCCGTCAGCTATGACACGGATGCCCTCACCAGGGCCACGGCGGACTGGGGCGATCTGAACGCCACCCAGTACGGACAGATTCTGGCCACCAGGGCCCGATTGGCAGGCATGGGAGGGACCTACGTGCTATGAACTACGCCGATTGGTACACCGACCGCATGACCATCCGCCGGGTAAAGCCGGCAAAAGACGGCGCACTGATCCGCCACGAGCGGATACAGGTGGCGGAGAACGTCCCCTGCCGGATCTACCGCAGCGGCGCCCACGGCCCCCGGATGCAGTCCACCGCCGCCTATACGGAGAGTATGGACGACAAGCTGGCCTGCGGCAACGAGGTGGACGTACGGCCCGGAGATGAGCTGATCATCCGGCGGGGCGGGGGCCTGGGACAAGTCCGGCAGGCCATCCGGGCCTTTGCCGGGGAACCGGTCCACTACTACGAGCCCTTCGGCGCGGTGATTCCCGGACTGGCCCATCAGGAGCTGGCACTGCTGCAAAAGGAGTATCTGGACGCGGAGGAGGAGAGCGATGGCGCTGGGTGACGCGCTGCAAAAGCGCATGGAGGAGCTGGCGAGGCGCCAGCCCATGATCGAGAAGCGGCTGGCGGCCATTGCGGAGGGGGCCACCCTCCGGGCAGTGGAGGAGGCCGTGGAGAAAACGCCGCCCAACACCTGCAGGGATGGCGAAATCAGGGGTGTCCATACCATCACGGGAGAGCTGGCGGAGCACTGGGCCTCCGACAGCCAGACAATCCCGGTGCAGAGCGGAAGCCGGCTTGTCACAACACTGGCAAACGATAAGGAATATGCCAGCTATGTCAACGACGGCCATCGGATGGACAGACACTTTGTGCCGGGACTCTACGTGGATGATGAGGGCGTGCTGTCCTATGACCCCGCCCGTGATGTCGGCCTGGTAGTGGGCACAAAGACCAGGTACGTCCCTGGCCTCTACATGAAGGAGGCCGGAATCGAGAAGTACCGGGAGATCGCCGAGGCGGAGCTGCCAAAGCTGGCAAGGGAGTTTTTGAAATGATCTTTACCATGCCCGCCCTGGCCTGCTCCCTGGCGGACTATCTGTCCCCGGCGCTGCCCGGCGCGTCCTTCTATGCGGACCCCAACCAGCAGGGCACCAAGTCTCCCGCCCTGTTTCTCCGCCAGACCTTCGCGAAGCTCTCCCCACAGCCCGGAGGCCTGCTCCTTCGGCAGCTGGGGCTGGACCTGGTGTATCTGGACCGGTTCTACACCGTCCGGGAGGAGAGCTGCCTACAGGCGGCGGCAGACGTGATGGACCAGCTGCTGGAGACATTTCCCTATGCGGCGGCGAAGGACGGCGCGGCGGTGCGTCTGCGCACCTATGACCGCCGCTGGGAGATCACCGACAGCACGCTGCATTACAAATTCGAGCTCCGCCTGCGGCTCACCCCGGCGGAGGACGCGGCCCTGATGCAGAGCATTCAGGAGCTGAACATGGAGGTTTGACCATGAGCGATCCCAAGACCAAAACGGAGAAAACCTATCCCACCGGGGCGCTGCTGGAGAGCAGGGCCCTCGCGGGATACCAGCCGGACTTCGCCAGGGCCATCCTGACGAAGAGCACCTATACCGTCCGGGAGGCAAAAGAAGTCCTGGACAAATACCTGAAGGGAGGGACGACCTGATGGCAGGCGGCAACTGGACGGCCCAGAACAAGGTCCGTCCCGGCATTTACATCAACTTCACCAGCAAGGGCAGCCGGCCCCTGACCCCCGGCGCACGGGGCACCCTGGCGGGCATCCGTCCGCTGTCCTGGGGGCCGGTGGGGAAGGTCATGACCATCGACCCCGGCGCGGACATAACGCCGTATATCGGCTACGGCATGACCGCGCCCCAGGCCGGATTTCTCCGGGAGGCACTGAAAGGCACGGACGTCACCAGCCCACCCACGAAGATTCTGCTCTACCGCCCCGCAGCGGCCGGTTCGGCGGCGGCATCCGCCTCTCTGAGCGGAGAGAGCGGCGGCGTGACCGCCACGGCGCTGTACCCCGGCGTCCGGGGCAACGATATTTCCATCACTGTAACCGAGCAGGTGGACGAGGAAAACACCTTTACCGTCACCACTCTGGTGGACGGTGTACAGGTGGACCAGCAGACCGCCAGGACCGGCGGAGAGCTGGCGCCCAACGCCTGGGTCGCCTTCACCGGGGACGCCGCCCTGACGGCTGCGGCGGGCGTCACCCTTACCGGCGGCGCGGACGGCACCGTCTCCCCCCAGGCCTACTCCGACTTCCTCGCCGCCCTGGAGCCCTGCAGCTTCGACGTGCTGGTCTACGACGGCACGGACAGCGCAGTGCGGCAGGCGTTTACCGCCTTTGTCCAGCGCATCTCCTCCCAGGAGGGTCGCTACGCCCAGCTGGTGACCACCGGGGCGGAACATGCGGACAGCCGTTTTGTCATCAACAACAAGGTGGGCGTGGTTCTGGAAGACGGCAGCACCCTGACGCCCCAGGAGACCGTCTGGTGGCTGGCCGGCGCGGAGGCGGGGGCCCAGTATAACCAGTCCCTGTCCTATGCGTCCTATCCCGGCGCGGTGGACGTATCCCCCCGCCTCACCGGCAGCCAGATGGAGGCGGACATCCTGGCGGGGAACGTGGTTTTGTCGGAGGAGTTCGGCAAGGTGCGTGTGGAGACAGACATCAACACCCTGACCACCTTCACACCGGACATCGGCGAGGCCTTCAGGAAGAACCGGACGATGCGCTGTTGCAACAACCTGGCCAACGACATCTACCGCGAATTTTCCCAGAATTACCTGGGAAAGGTCAGCAACAATGAGGCGGGCCGCGCCCTGTTCCAGGCGGCGATCCTGAGCTATTTGCTGGCTATGTACGGCAAGGGCGCGCTGCGCCAGCGCCCCGTGGGGGAGGACGTGGAGGTGCTGCCGGGGGATGCCATCGACAGCGTCGTCATCAACCTGGCGCTGTATCTGGCCGACGCGGTGGAGAAGATCTACATGACCGTCACGGTCAGATGAGGAGGTGACAGGATATGAGTTTTCTGCTGGAGAGAGACACCCTCCACGGCGCCGCCGGGAAAGCGTTCATCACCATGAGCGGCCAGGTCAAGGAGCTGTTCGGCGCAAAGAAGGTCCAGACCCAGGCGGAGATTCAGAGCACGGACATGAAGGTCATCGGGACAAAGCGAATCCAGAACAAACCCGGCGGCGTGAAGCAGACCGGCACCGGTACCTGCTACTACGGCACGCCCATCTTCGTGGACATGCTGTCCCAGTACATCCGCACCGGTGAGATGCCCTACTTCACCCTTCAGACCACCAACGACGACAAGGCATCCTCCGCGGGGGTGCAGACCATCGCCTATTACAACTGCAAGCTGTCGGGCACCGTCCCGCTGTCCGTCCTGGACGCGGACGCCGACATGCTGACGTTCGACTTTTCCTTTACCTACGAGGACTTTGAGGTCCTCAGCCGCTTCAACGACCAGCCCGCCCAGCTGGGGTCCTGAGAGGAGCAGTATCATGAGCAATCTGAACGCATTCCTGCACCCCGTTCAGGGGGATGAGACCCAGGAGGTCATGATCTCCACCCGCTTCCGGGGAGCGGACGGCAAGCCCGTCCCCTTCAAGATTCGTGCCCTGAGCCAGGAGGAGAACGCCCGGATCAGCCGGCAGTCCATGCGCCCGGTCAGAGGCGGCAGGCGGGGAGAGAGGGAACTGGACAGCGAGGCCTACGCCAACCGCCTCATCGTGGCGGCCACGGTGGAGCCTGATTTTTCCAGCGAGGCCATGTGCAAGGCATACGGCACGATGGACCCCGTAGAAGTCCCCGGAAAGATGCTCTACGCCGGGGAGTACAAGCGGCTGATGGACGCCATCATGGAGCTGTCGCACTTTGACGACGACCTGGAGGACGAAACAAAAAACTGATGGACGGGGGCAACCCGGACACTCTGCTGGCGTACTACATGTTCGTCAACCACGGGTGGCGCCCCAGTCAGGTGGACGGCCTGACGGACCGGGAAAAATTCCTGATGACGCAGTTTGCGCTGAAAGAGATCAGCTCCAGACCCAAGCCGAAGTGAGGTGAGCGCCGGTGGCAACGATACGGGAAACGCTGGTAATCGACGGTAATTTTGCGGCCGTTTTCTCCTCATATGTCAATCTTGGGAAACAAATGGCGGCCAGTATGCGCGTGGTCACCGAAACACAGAACGATTTCACGACCGCCGCAGCCCAGAGCAATTCCACCCTGGAGGAGATGGCAAGCACCGGCAGCCGGGCAGCGGATTCCATAGGGGAGACCGGCAATGCAGCCCGCCGGATGGCGGACGCCTCCCGCGGCGCCTCCAGCGGCCAGGAGCGGCTCAACCGCTCCATGCGCAGCGGTGCTTCGGCGGCGGACAGTCTGGCCCGCAAGATCATGGGCCTTGCCGCCGCATACGTGGGCCTGCAAGGCGCCCAGAAGCTCACCGGCCTCTCCGATACCTGGACCCAGACGACGGCCCGGCTGGACCGCATGAACGACGGGCGGCAGACCACACCGGAAGTTCAGAACATGATCTTCAACGCCGCACAACGCTCCCGCGGCGATTACCAGGATACGGCGGACATGGCGGCGAAGCTGGGCACCCTGGCCCCGGACGCCTTCGGCAGTACGGCGGAGGTGGTGGCCTTCGCGGAGCAGATCAACAAGCAGTTCACCCTGGCGGGCACCTCCGCACAGGGGGCCCAGGCCGCCATGCTCCAGCTGACCCAGGCCATGTCCTCCGGCGTACTGCGGGGCGAGGAGCTGAACTCCGTCCTGGAGCAGGCGCCCACCATTGCGCAGTCCATTGCACGGTACCTGGGCGTATCTGTCGGAGAGATGCGGGAGCTGGCCAGTGAGGGAAAAATCACGGCGGACGTGGTCAAAGCTGCCGTCTTCTCCGCGGCGGAGGAGACAAACGCGGCCTTTGCATCCATTCCGATGACTTTCTCCCAGGCTATGACGATGGTGAAAAACGAGGGGCTCAACGCCCTGCGGCCTGTTCTGGAGGAGCTGAACGCGTTCCTCAACAGCGGCATCGGCCAGGACGCGCTGAACGGCTTCATCTCCGCCGCCCGCATGGGCGGGGCGGCGCTGCTGTGGCTGGTCAGGCTGGTGGAAAACGGCACGGCGTTCATCGCGGAGAACTGGGACACGGTCTCCACTGTTCTCATCGCCGGCGTCATTGCCGTCGGCGCAGTCATGATCGCTTCGGCCCTCGCATCCGCCGCGGCCTGGGCGGCAGCCAACTGGCCCCTGCTGCTGATCGTGGGCGGTATCGTCCTGGTCATCTATATGGCCCGCCAGATGGGGGCCGCGTGGGAGGACGTGGGCGGAGTTGTTGGTGGTGTCCTGTATGAGCTGTTCGCCTTCGGAAACAATCTGGTGGCGGACGCCTGGAACCGGATCGCCATTTTCGCGGAGTTCTTTGCCAATGTGTTCAACGACCCCGTCGCAGCAATTGCCCATCTCTTTGCAGATCTGGCCGACTGGTCGCTGAGCATTTTACAGAGCATCGCCAGCGCCATTGACGCCGTCTTCGGCAGCAACCTGGCGGATGCCGTTGGCGGCTGGCGGTCCAGTGTGCAGGACTGGGCGGATTCCTTCGGAGAAAATGAGATCAAAATCCAACGCATGGAGAAAATCCAGTATGACGACGCCTGGGACCGGGGCGCCCGGATGGGCCGCAGCGCCGGTGCCGCACTGGACAATTTCAACATTCAGGACTACATGGTCCAGGCCGGCGGCGCGGGCTTTGATTACGATGCCTTCACTGCCGCCTTCGGGCTGGGCAGCACCCTCTCCGGTATCGGGGAGGACACCAGGGCCATCCGAAACAGCGTGGCCCTCTCGGAGGAGGACATCAGGATGCTTGTGGATATGGCGACACGGGAGTACGTGAGCAATATCAACCTCACCGCCCAGACCCCCATCATCAACATTACCGGACAGAATACCGGCGACACAGAAATGGACAAGCGGGCCCTGGCTGATGCCATCCGAGACATTCTGATGGAGGAATCCGCCAGTCACACCGACCTGGCCTATACGTAAGGAGGCGGGCATGGAGAACAAATACGGCCTCTACATCGCCCACGAGAGTACGGTGGTCCGCCTGCCGGTAAACCCGGAGAGCTATTCCACCACCAAGGACACCGACAACGGCAATTACAACGTCCTGGGCATAGGCCCCATCATGATCCCCCGCACGCCGAAGCTTCAGGCGGTCAGCTGGTCCGGCCTTCTGCCGGGGCGGGCGGACATGGGTGCGGTTCTGACGGCGGGAGCCTTCCAGCCTCCCCGGTTCTACATCGATTTCCTGCAGGCCGCTATGGATGAGAAGTGGATCGTCCGGTTTGTCGCCAACCGCTGTCTGGAGGACGGCACCCCCCTCTTCGACACCAACATGGAGGCCCTGGTCACCCGGTTCCAATCGGAGGAGCGGGGCGGGGAGACAGGGGATTTTTACTACGACATCGCTCTGAGCGAGTATCGGGACTACTCCCCGAAAACCGTCAAGCTCCAGCCGCCATCCCAGGCGGGTCAGCCCGTGACTGCCGCGGCGGAGGCCGCCCGCTCCATTCCCAAGGGCCAGATGACGGTAGGACAGGCCGTGACGGTCAACGGGGACTGCTTCTGCACCAGCTATGGCGGCGAGCCCCACACCACCCTCTCCGGCTTTCGCGGGACGATCTCCCGGATCGTCACAACCGATCCCCAGCGGCCCTATCCGTATCACATCACCACGGAGAGCGGCGGCGCCAAGGGGTGGGTCAAAGCCGGCCAGATGCAGGCGGTGCGCTGATGGTCTGCGAGCTGATTATCCTGGAGAAGCGTACCGGGAACGCCTGGGATGCCGCTCCCCAGGTCCAGAGCGTCACCTACACCACCAACCGCACCGGCTCCCCCGGTACGCTGAAATTCACCGTGAACGCCTCCGGCGGGCTCTCCTTCGTAGAGGGGGACCCGGTCCGCTTCTCCGTGGATGGCCAGCTTATTTTCCTTGGCTGGGTGTTCACCAAGAGCCGGGACCGGCACGCCGTCATCGATGTCACCTGCTACGACCAGCTGCGCTACCTGAAAGCCAGCGCCAGCTACTGCTTCACCGGCCGCACGGCGGGAGAGATCATCACCGAGATCGCCCAGGACTTCCAGCTGAAGGTGGGGGCCCTGGATGATACCGGTTACCCAATCCCCACCCTCATCATGGAGGAGAAGAGCTGCCTGGACGTCATCTCCACGGCCATCCAGAAGACACTGCTGGCTACCGGAACGCTGTATACCTTCTTCGATGACGGAGGAGCGCTGTCCCTCCGGGAGGCGGGCGCAATGGTAGCGGAGGGTGTGGTGGGTGACGGCTCCCTGCTGACGGATTACAGCTATAAGACCGACATCGACCAGCAGACCTGCAACTCCATCAAGCTCTCCCGGCCCAACGAGGCCACAGGCCGGGCGGACGTGTTCCAGGTCACAGACAGCGCCAATATCGGCCGCTGGGGGCTTTTGCAGCACTACCAGACCATAGATGAGAACCTGAACGACGCCCAGGCGGAGAGCCAGGCCCGCGCCATGCTCAAATACCATAACCGGCGCTTCCGCACGTTAAAAGTGCAGGCGCTTGGCATTTTGGGCCTGCGGGCGGGGCAGATGCTGATGATGGACATCGCGCACCTGGGCGACATCAGCCTCCACGGCCTGGTGCTGCTGGAGCGGGTAACCCACACATTCAAAAACGACTTGCATGAAATGGACTTCGACGTCCAGGAGCTGGGAGTATAGGAAATGGATCTCTCTGATGTGATACGCCAGATGATGCAGCAGTCCATGGAGGGCTACGGCCTGTCCGACATGACCATTGGGACCGTCACCAGCACAAAGCCGCTGGCGGTTAAAATCCGGGAGGGCATGGCGGATGTCCCCCAGGAGGCGCTGCGCCTGACGGCGGCAGTGATTGAGAAGAAAATCCCCGTCCTGGAGCACCTGCACACAACAGCAGGATTCCGGCACACCCACAGCCTGCCGGACCTGGCCCACACTCACAGCGGCGAGGACGGAGAAACCGGATCGGCTCTGGAAGGTATCTATGAGACGGAGGCCGGCCTGCAGCAGGACGCCTTTGATTCCGACAAGCGGCTGCTGAAAAACGAGATTGTCTGCTATGAGGACGGGAAGCCGCTGCCGGTGAAGGACGGCTATATCATCCTCAACCGCGCCCTGGAGGCCGGTGACAAGGTCCTGCTCCTCCGGGTCATGCGGGGCCAGCAGTTTATCATCCTGTCGAGGGTATTTGAGAAGGAGGCATAGCCATGCTGCCGCAGTCAAATATCGACCTGTCCCAGGGGGTCGTCTTCCAGGACCAGCCCTCCCTCACCTGGATCGCGGACCCGGTGACCAACCGGCTCCGGGGCTGGGGAGACAACTACGAGGCTGTCCGGCAGGCGGTGGAAATCATCGTCAATGTGGAGCGGTTCAAGTGGCAGATCTATACCCCCAATTTCGGCACGGACTATGACAGTCTGCTGGGCACAGACTACGGCTACGCCGCCTCTGAGCTGCGCCGGCGGCTGGAGGACGCTTTCCTGCCGGACAGCCGGATTCTGGGCATCAAGGACTACACATATACCTTCCGGGACGTGTGCCTGACCGTCACCTTCACAGCGCGGACCGTGTTCGGCGACGTGCCGGGCGGAATGGAAATTCCGCTGAATTGACCACGATTTTTGCACCTTGACAACCTCATATCGAGACAGCGGAAAAGTTCTCAAAACCTCCCTGTTCCGTCCTGTCCGGCAAGACAGATTCCCGGACAGACCAGCTTTGGGGATTGCCCGGAGTCGGAAGCATAAGAGGAAGCTTGAAACCGGGGAAAAGATATGCTATAATCAACCTATCTAAAAGAAAGGGAGGCCAATCGTATGCCGACAGACAGAGAGTCTATCGAGATCAAGAAGTCGATGGCCTATGACTTGATTGATATTATCGAGTCGGCTGAGGGGAAGGAGTCCTACACCCCGGAGGAAATCAAGGCGCTCATCAAGGCGTATATCACAGGAATGTCGCAGAAGTAAACAGAAGAATTTGAAAATCCCCGCTATCTCGATATGAGGTAGCGGGGATTTTTGTATGACAGCGGTGAGAACATGATTGACTTCACATCCAAAACATACCGGAATATTTTACAGGCCCAGCTGGACCGGGTGCCCAGCTCCCTGGACAAGCGGGAGGGCTCCATGATCCAGACCGCCCTGGGGGCGGGGGCCTACTCCCTGGAGGAGTTCTACCTGGAGCTGGATCAGGTCCAGCGGGGAGCCTGCCTGCAAACGGCCGTCGGTCAGGATCTGGAGTATCTGGCCGTGCTGGCCAACGTTCAGCGGTATCCGGCCTCCCCGGCGGTGCGGCTGGGAATATTCAATGTGGACGTCCCCATTGGCGCCCGCTTCTCCACCATTGACGGCGCGGACAGCGTCAACTTCATCGCCGCGGAGAAGGTCAGCGATGGCCGCTTTCAGATGACCTGTGAGACCCCCGGCGCCATCGGGAACCAGTACACCGGCCCCATCCTCCCCATCACCTACATCCAGGGCCTGACCTCGGCGGAGCTGACGGACATTCTGGTGGCGGGGGACGACGCGGAGAGCGATGATGATCTGCGCAGGCGGGCCATCACCGCCCTGAACGAGCAGCCCTTCGGCGGCAATGTGGCGGACTACAAGCGGGTGGTCCTGGACATCGACGGCGTGGGCGGCCTGCAGGTCTATCCCACTTGGGACGGCGGCGGCACGGTAAAGCTGAGCATCATCGGCGCGGACTGGATGCCCGCCTCCGAGCAGCTGGTGGAGACGGTCCAGGACACCGTGGACCCTCCCCCTGATCAGGGCCTGGGCTACGGTACCGCCCCCATCGGGGCCAAGGTGACGGTCACCACACCGGAGGCTGTGGGGATCAACGTCTCCGCCGCACTGGCGGTGAGTACGGGGTATACCACCGCCCAGCTGGCCCAACCGGTGCGGGAGGCGGTGGAGGCATACCTGCTCTCCATCCGCCGGGAGTGGGACCAGCCGGAGGAGTCCGGCATGACCCGCTACGATTGCTGGGTCTACGCCGCCCGCATGACGGCGGCGATGCTGTCGGTGCAGGGGGTGGTCAATGTCACGGACCTCACCATCAACGGCGCAGCGGCGGACCTCCAGCTCACGGAGAATGGCCTGCTCCAGCAGGTGCCGGTCCTGGGGGAGGTGTCGGTCCGTGCCTGAGACACAGATCTGCCAGTACTACCCGCCCTGGTTCCGACGCATTCTGGATTTCCAGGCCCTGTGCCAGACGGAGAAAATGGAGTTGGACGCGATGGCGGAGGCCATGGACCAGATCCACAAAAACCTCTTCGTCCAGACTATGGATGAGGGGACGGCCGCCCAGTGGGAAGCCATCCTCCGCATCCTGCCCGCGCCGGAGGAGACGCTGGCGTTCCGCCGTCTGCGGGTGCAGAACCGGCTCTCCCTGCGTCCACCTTTTACGCTGATTTTCCTGCGGGAGAAGCTGGACCTGCTCTTCGGCCCCGGCAATTATGAGATAGAGGTGGATTATCCCAACTATACCCTGTATATCGAAGCACCGGCGGAACGTCAGGCATATTTTACAGAGGTCTCCGCCCTGCTGCGCATCGTCAAGCCCTGTCACATCGTCTACCGGCCCCGGATGCGGCTGCGCGGCTCCCTGCTGCTGTCAGAGCGCATCGGACGGGGGCGGATGACCTGGAACTACAACCTCGGCGCGTGGACGCTGGGGGAAAGGCCTTTCGCCACATTTGAGGAGCAGGAGGTATTGAAATTGGAAACAACGGCCAGCGCTTCCCCCGCTCTCCTGGAGCAGACAGCGGCCTTTGTCGCAGAGGATGTGGCGGAAGCCCGCATCAACGGCAGCATCCTCATCACAGACCTGACCCGCTTCACCCTGGGCAGCGTAGGCAGCGTGGCCTATCCGGTGAGCCGGTCCCAAACGGAGGAGATCACCCTGGCGGAACTGCTGAACAAGGATGGAAAGGTCCTATCCTCCAGCACAGTGGTGGTGCCGGTTCTGGAGGAGACCACCGTGCTGCGGCACAGTTTTACGATTAAGGAGGGCGCATAATGGCAGAGAAACCCATTAAAACCCCGCTTCCGGCGGACCTGCCGGAAAATTGGACCGCCGGCCAAACCATAGCCCCGGAGGGCGCCTCTGTAGGCCTGTCGGAGCAGCACGGTTACAACTACCTCATGGCGGCGGTGAACCGTGCCCAGCGTGGTGTGAACGCGGTCAACGAGGCCTTCGAGACGGTCTCTGGTAAGCGGACCTGCCGCTTCACTGTGGGCACGTCCCGCGCCGGCTGGACGGCGGCGGACTGCGACTACCTGTGCGACGGGGTGGATGACCAGGTGGAGATCAACCAGGCACTCAGCGCTCTAGGAGCTACCGGCGGAGAGGTCGTGCTTCTGGATGGTGACTATAACCTCAGCGGCGTAGTTACCATTCCCATATGGTGTGTGCTGCGCGGAAACGGCATCGGTACGCGCCTGATGCGCACGGAGGCTGCCGCCGGCGGAGAGGAGTGCCAGCAGATCATCACCGTGCGGGGCCTGCTGTGCGATCTTTTGTATATAGGGGCCTTTGTAACGACATGGCCGGAGGAGCAGTATGAGATCTGCATAAGAGGCGGCTCGGTTGCAAATGTGGATTTTAGATGGTGCGGTCAGGCGATCTGTGTCATGAGCGCAGGGGACGGAGCGGATATGTCCAGGATCGTCAACTGCAGCGGGAGTTCCGTTCATACCTGCTTTGTTTTCGTAGGCACTAACAACGGAACTTTGTTGGTTGAAAACAACTATGTTTCTATGGGCGGCGGCATGTTTCTGGACACGGCGGAAGGGCAGTGTCCCCTGCTGATCATCAAAGGCAATTATGGCTCTAACCCTTATTGCGGCAAAATCCGTCTGCGGAGGAGCAGCAATCAAATGGGCGGGAGTATTATCGAGGGAAACTGCCTGTATCGCCTTGAAATCGACGACGATGTGGGCAACAGCGGCCTGCAAGTCGGCAATCTCATTATCGGGAATATTTTCGCTACAACTGGCAGTACATCCGAGGCGGGCCCGGTCATCGTCCTGGGCGAAAAATCCGGCGGGAATTTTGTGGTGGGCAACATGCTGCTCCGCCCCTATGAAAACGCGAATTATGCGATTCAGGACCTGGGCACCAACAACATTGTCCGTTTCAACTCCGATGACCCCGGCGGCAGCACCCCCGCCACAGTCCAGCAGGCCACACCCACCATCTCCGTCAACGCCGACGGCACCGTGACCGCCCGCGCCACCCAGGCCGCCGGCTACGTGGCCGCCGGGACCCGCAGCGCCACCCACCAGCTGTCCGCTGCCGATGATACAGACCTGAAGCCGGGCAATATCAAGGACGGCGTGTCCATTTTCGGTGTGCAGGGTACGCTGGAGACCGGCGGAAGCACGGCGGGCGTGACCAGCTTCAACGGCCGCACCGGGGCAGTTGTGCCGGGGAACGAGGACTATACTGCGGCAGATGTGGGCGCAATTCCGGCAGCGGCGGTAAAATCCGTTCAGGTAGTGACACAGGCGGAGTATGATGCTCTGACCACGAAGGATACATCTGTGCTGTATCTGATTAAGGAGTAACACCATGATAAAGCTGGGAGATCAGAAAATCACAACCATGTACGCAGGAGCGCAGAAGATCGCGAAGGCGTATGTAGGAGAGGCCAAACTATTTGGTGAGGATGTCTCCCCTTCCCGGCTACCGGAGGGGTATACGGAGGTGGAGTATATCAGTAATCCGAATGGGGCCTATATCCAGGATTTCAACTACGCGAACGGCAAGAAGCTTTTCAACAATCCTTTTCTGAATCTCAAAGGAGAACTGGTGGTCAAACTTCCCTCTGTAAGCAAAGAAAGCTATCTCTTCGGAAACTATTACTGGAGAAAAACCTATACGAACGAGCTTAATCCACGGATGTCGGGAAGCACCAATCAGTTGACAATCAACAAGGACAACACGATACAAATCCAGCCTTCCGGCGGGCTGTACTCCAACTACAAGCTGACCTACACCCCCAACACAATCGCCACCATTATTTATGATATTCCAAAGCTCCTTTTCAGTGTAGACGGAAATCAGGCAGAAATGAAAGCCACGAGCACCGCCATCAAGACATCGTCCTACTCATTTTGCATTTTTGCAAGAAGATACCTGTACTGTCAGACAACGAGCAGTTCCTGTACTCCGACAGGAACCGCTGATGGAATGGTTGATATGACGTTGTATTCTTTCAAAATATATGCGTCAACGGCAGAATCGACAGGCGATCTTGTTGCTGATTATGTTCCATGTATCAATCAGGAAGGAAAAGCCGGGTTATATGATATTGTCAATCAGGCCTTTCACGGTTCAAAAAATGAAAATGAATTTACCCCCGGCCCCGCCGTCTGACAAAAAGCCCGCCCCCTCGCGGGGGCGGGAGCGGTTTATTCGTAGTGCGTCCACATCCTGAGAATCTTCACGATCCTCTTCTCCTGGTCAATTGAGTAGACCAGCCGGTGCTGGATGTTGATCCTCCGGGAATAGAACCCGGCCAGATCTCCCACCAGTTTCTCGTAGGGCGGCGGGCTCTGGAACGGGTCCCTTGCAAGCACCGCCAACAGCGCCTTTGCTCTCACCTCCAGCCCCGCCTGTGCAATCAGACGCCGGTCCTTCATCGCCTGCTTTGTCAACAGAATCTGGTACATCACCACGCCTCGCCGGGATCATACGGCACGCAGTCCTCCAGCGGCTCGGCCTGGGCGGCCTTGATGCTGTCAGCCATGCCGGGGATCGAGCACAGATGCACCGTCTCCAGCAAGCCTTTGTAGTCCTCCTCGCTCATGAGAACCGCATTTCCGCTCTTGGTGGTCACATTGACGACTTCTCCGTAAGTGACCGCCTGCTCCACAAATCCGAACACATTTTTGCGGAACGCGGTGATATTCGTATTCGTCATGCCCTGCACCTCCTGCTGTATTATATGTACAGTATAGCGTACATATCCGCGCGTGTCAAGAGATTTTCAATGGGGGCGATCCTGTCATGTTCCAACTCTACGCAGACAAAGTCAAACTGGCCGTCCGCCGGCGGGAGCCGGTCACCAGCGGCTCGGTCGACGTCTACCCGGTGCACTTCGCCTTCTCCGACGACTGGGCAGACCTGACGAAGACGGCGACCTTCAAGGCCGGCGCGGCTTCCTGCTCCGTCCTGCTGGACGACACCGGCCAGTGCGCCGTCCCCTGGGAGGTCCTCACCGTCCCCGGCCGGCAGCTGAGCGCCGGCGTCTGCGGTGTCCGGGACGGCCGCGTGGTCCTGCCCACCGTCTGGGCGAATCTGGGCACCGTCCTGGAGGGCGCACTCCCCAGTGAGACCGCCCGGCCGCCCACGCCGGGCCTTTACGAGCAAATTCTGAAGCAGTTGTCAGACCTTCGGGAACAGGTGGAGGGCGCTGACCGCCCCGGTATCGCCACCGATGAGGAGAGCGCAGAGATGCTCACCGAAGTCTTCGGCACGCCGGAGGAGCCGCCGGACGCCATCGCCACCGACGAGGAAATCAGCGAGATGCTCAACGAGGTCTTCCAAGATTCTGCGGTACAGAATCTGACTCTCGTCAGCAAATAAACATTTTGGAGGAAACAGAGATGTCTTACAACGAAAGTAGCCTGTCCCGGTTGAAACACCTGAAGGACCTGGCCCAGCGGATCAAGGCGGACTACGCCACCAAGAAGAGCCTGAACGAGCTGAAGGATCAGGTGGATGGCCTGGTCACCGCCGGCGGCGAGCCCAACGTCCTGGAGTCCGTGAAGGTCAACGGCGAGGCCCTGCCCATCACCGACAAGGCGGTGGATGTGGGCACATCCATTGCCGCCGCCGTGGCGGCCGCGGACCACCTCCAGCGGAAGAAGGTGGCCAGCAAGGAGGCCATCGACCCCGCTGCGGAGGGCGCGGACAAGTTCATCTACATGGTGCCCAAGACCGGTTCCGACGCAGATGACCAGTACGATGAGTACATGGTGCTGGACGGTGCGGTGGAGCACGTGGGCAATACCAAGGTGGACCTCTCCGGGAAGGTGGACAAGGTGGAGGGCAAGGTTCTCTCCTCCAACGACTACACCGATGAGGAGAAGGCCAAGCTGGCCAGCTTCGAGCTGGCCACCGACGCGGAGGTGACGGAGATGCTGGAGGAAGTATTTGGTACGGCCCAGACCGCATAAAAGCAGCAGTGGAGGGCCGGGGGACCGGCCCTCCACGGGAGGTGTACTATGAATAAACTGACAAGCCTGGAGCAGCTGCGCGCGGCCTCTCTGGAGGCACAGGGCCTGATTGCAGAGGTAGCTGCTACGGCGGCGGATGCCATCGGGGAGGTGGAGTCCCAGCTGGGGAACGTAGGAGCTCTTCTGGATGAAATCAACGGGGAGGTGGTGTGATGGGGACCATTGCGGATAAGCTGGCCCGCCTGCGACAGACCAAGGCCGCTATCCGGGCCGCCCTGGTGCGGAAGGGCCAGAGCGTGGCGGAGGCCGCGCCCTTCTCCAGCTATGCAGCAAAAATCGATGCAATTCAGATTGGCGCCGACACCTCCGATGCTACCGCCACCGCCAAGGACATGGGGGTGGGGGCCACCGCCTACGTCAACGGCCAGAAGATCGAAGGGGTGGCCAAAGTGTACACAAAGACCGTCAGCTTCTCCAACCGGCCGCCCTCCGTGGACGCCTCCACCGGCCAGTTCAAGCTCATCAGCGCCGGGGCCACCGCCAACGGCTGGCTGTTCAAGCAGGGGGGCGCCCTGGCCCTGATGACCCCCATGAGCAACCTGGGGGACGCCACCGCTGCGGATGTGCGCAAGGGCAAGACCTTCACCAGTACAGCGGGTATCAAGGTCACCGGCACCGGAAATTTCTGAATGAAAACAGAAACGGAAATGGACAATGGAGAAATTGGTACTATTAAGGCATTTGCACTCTTGTGCGGATGCGATGAAAGCCTTTTGCAACAGGAAGACGGCGCAGGTTGCTGAAGCGGCAGCCCAGGATATTGCTGCCATGAATGCAGCGATCTCCGCCAAGCAAAACGCCCTGACCGGCCGTCCCGGCCAGGTGGTGGGGTTCGGCGCGGACGGCAAGCCGGAGGCCCAGGCCCCGCCGGCCACGGGCGTGACCAGCTTCAAGGCGCGCAGCGGGGCAGTGACGCCGCAGAAGGGGGACTACACCGCACAGCAGGTGGGGGCGCTGCCTATTACGGGCGGGACCATGGAGGGGGATGTTGAAATCCCGTGGGGGAAGAACGTCTCCTTCGGTTTGGATATTCCTGGGATTGGCGGCCTGGCGTTCTCGCCTGATCCTGACCGCAATATTGACAAGGCGCATTTCGGTTTTGTCGACGATGCAGACAGATGGGGCGAAGAGGTCGTCAGGATCGGCGGAATTGCCGTGCCCAAGTATAATGACGAGGTGGCCAATAAAAAATATGTTGATACTTTAAGACCTAGATTTTCCAGAGTAGCCGTAGGACCATCGTTTACTAATGTTCTCAATATGGCACCTTTCAATGCGGGAGTGGTTTTGGCTGCTCAAGCAGATAAGCATGGTTTCATATTTATGGGTGGCAGCGTGGAGGCTACTTTATACATTAATGGATCGCAGCAGTTTTCTATAACAGTGCGCAAGAACGGAGCATTTTTACAGGCTAAATCTGATGCTCGTCTAACTGATGTAACTTTTATATTCATCGGTATGTGACTGTCCTCGCCAGGAATGTCCTGGTCAGCGGTACGATTTGATACGAAGGAGGAATACAAAATGGAACTCATCAACAAGCTCAAAGCCTTTACCGCCGCCCTGGTCGGGGCGCTGACGGCCCTGTGGGGCTGGCTGGGGTGGCTGGTGGCGGGGTGGCTCATCTGCATGGCCCTGGACTACCTCACCGGCTCCCTGGCAGCGGCCAAGGCCGGAAGCTGGGCCAGCGGCAAGGCCAGGGAGGGCATCTGGCACAAGTGCGGCATGGTCGTCGTGGTCCTGGTGGCCGCCGGCGCGGACCTGCTCATCGGCGCGGTGCTGACAAATCTGCCGGGGATCGCGCTGCCCTTCCAGTTCGGCGGGCTGGTACTGCCCATGGTGCTGGTCTGGTACATCATCACGGAGCTGGGGAGCATCGCAGAGAACGGGGTGTCCATGGGTGCGCCGGTGCCCCGGTGGCTGACAAAAATCCTGGAGATCGGCAAGGATGCCGTGGATCAGGCTGGGGACAAGCTGGCGGGAGAGGAGAATGACCATGCTCAACAGTAGGGACGTGGGTCTGCTGCGCCCGGACGTGGCAGCCAACTGCCGCCTCTGGCTGGAACGGTGCAGGGCCGCTGGGCTCAATGTACTCATCACCAACACCGTGCGGGACAAGGAGTACCAGACGTACCTGTACGCCCAGGGCCGCACCCGGCCGGGCAGCATTGTCACCAATGGCCGCACCCCCACCTTCCACAGCGACAAGGCGGGGCTGGCGTGGGACTTCTGCAGGAATGTGAAGGGCCACGAGTACGACGACACGGCTTTCTTCAGGAAAGCGGCGGGCATCGCAAAGGAGATGGGATTCTCCTGGGGCGGGGACTGGCGGAGCTTCCCGGACAGTCCCCACATCCAGTGGGACAACCACGGGCAGTGGACAAGCAGCATGATTCTGGCGGGGAAGCTCCCGCCGGCGATGCCGCTGTATGAGAAGGAGGACGTTATGACGGGGAAAGAAATTCTTGCAGCTCTGACGGATGAGCAGGCCTATGCGCTGCTGAGCAAGGCCCAGCGCCACGCGGCGACGCTCCCCACGCCCAACTGGGCCAAAGAGGAGATGGAGGAGGCCGTGGCGGCGGGCGTGACCAACGGGAAGAGCCCGATGGAGCTGGTTACCAGGTGCCAGGCCGCCATCATGGCCAACAACGCGAGGAAACAGTAACAAGGCGGCCTCCGCAGGGAAACCTGCAGGGGCCGTCTTTTGCTGTTCAGAACCTGGTGATAATCAGCGCCCGGCTGTACTCTTTCCACCCCAGCCGCTGGCCGCAGCGGTCACAGAATCGCTGATACTCCCGCTCCATGGGGGAGCTGCACCGAGGGCAGATGGGGAAGGTATCCCCTGACCGGTACAGAGCCGCCTCTGTGACAGGCAGGGCCTGCCGGTAGCTCAAGGCCTCTACTCCCCGCTCCATAGCTTCACCATCTCCAGAAAGAGCTCCGCCATTTTCAGCCGCTTATCCTCCGGCAGCTCCGCTACGCCCTGGACCGTGTCCAGCAGCAAGAGTGCGATCTCCCGGTGGTCCAGCTCTGCCAGACCGTTGGCCAGGACGGCGGGACTGATGCCCAAACGCTGGGCGATGTGGTTGATGGTTGCCGTGCTGGGATTGCCCTCCCCCCTGCTGTAGCCGTAGAGTGCGGTGCGGGAGATGTCCAGTTCTTCCGCAAACTCCGACAGGGATAGTCGCCTCTGCTTCATGATCGTCCTGATGGAGACCGCCAGGCCCTCATTCAAATTCATGCCGGGACCCCCTTTCGCCATTATTTTACAGGATTCGACAGAAGGATGAAATTCCATTATCTTAGAAAATCGTGTCATCATATTGGCATAAGCGTGAAAAAAGAAGGCCGGGGATCACTCCCCGACCTCCTTTTTGCCCTCTGTGCGGTCCTCAGAGACCCCAGGCGCGGCATTGTCCCGCTCCATGGTCTCGGTTATGGCCCGGTTAATGAAGCCGTTTACGGACTCGCTATGGGCCTCTGCGTGGGCCTGGACTTCTGCTTTACGCTCTTTGCTAACTCTAACCTTAATTTCGCCTTGCTTATCAATATATTTTTGATTGGCCCGCTTTCTGGATTCGCTTATAGGCATACGGAACCTCCTTCCATCTGCATTATACCACCTCGCGGAACATGGGTACATACACAAAACCCACAAATGTATGGGTACATGTTTGTGCAGTTTACCTATTGTAATGTATGGGTACATGTACTATAATAAAACCATGGAAAGGAGGTGAACACATGAGCAGGCAAAAAAAGAAGAGCGGCAAAGCCCAGCCTGACACGCTGATGAACCTCACCGCCGCTCTTCTAAACCTCATTACTGCGGTGCTCCTCTTAATTGAGAAGCTGACCGAGTAGCGAGGGGGAGGGGAGGGAAACCTCCCCCTCTCATAGAATAACAAATTGCTTGTGTGATGTCAATATGAAAGATATTTTGATTTTCGGATTTATCGTAGCCAGCATCGTGCTCTCTGTGCTGGTCATCAAGCGGAATCTGAAACGGTAGTATGCTGCCTGACAACTGAATACGCCACCAACCAGTCGTATGGGTGGAGAAGTACCGCATTAAGCGTACCAGGCCCATACAGGCAGGCTCCAGGTCAACCCAAGATACAAGCCGGACTGGTTGGAAGGATGGTAGAATTTAGAAAGGACAATAACAATGACTACAACAGAACTCAAAGACGCAACGTACCAGGCTCTAACTGGATCCTTGCCTATATGCCTTAACTGTGCATATTTCACTCAGCACTATTTAGCAGTAGATGAAACTGCAACGTCATTTGTTCCTTGCAACTACGGCCATTGTACCTATATCACAGCAAAATTCAAACGGGCACAAGGCACTTGCAAAAATTTTACCACGCAGCGCTGACCAAGCAGATTCCCGGTCAGATCGGCCTGTGGGACGGACCGTTACTGGAGTAGTAAGAGAAGAGAGGCCGGGGAGGTCACTCCCCGGCCTGTTCTTTCAATTCTTGTAAATCCTGTTCTGTTTGCATCTCTGCAAAAATGGCCGCTATGGCGAGAAGGTGTTGAACGCACACCTCACGCCTGTCTGGCGGCAGGCTGCTCAGCAAATGGGCGGCACCCACCATGGTCTCCGCCTGCTCTCCACCTGGGAGTGGGTCGGAGACCAGTTGTGTTATAGAGAGCCCGCAGCCCTCCGCCAGCAGCTCCAGTGTATCGGCCCGCGGGTTGCCCTTGCCCTTCAGATAGATCTGGACCGCGGATTTTGTGATCCCCAGTTCGTCAGAGAACTCCTGGATAGACAGGTGTCTCTCCTGCTTAATCTTCTGCATCGCTCTAGCAATATTGCCATTGATTGGCATGATGTCCTCCTCTATGCGTGATTTGATACTCCATCCAGCTATTAGAGGGGGACCCCGATTACGGGGAGGGCTCTTGTTTCCTAAGCACATAGCAGCAACTCCTTTTTAAAGTCGTTGGAGCTGCTGTCGCTTTTTAATACAAAAAAGATTTAATCCTGAAGGACCACAACACTGGTTCTACCAGGAGTGGATCCTGAAGGCCCGGGAGAAGCGCGCGCTGTACCTGCACTTCACCATGGAGGACAACCCCTCCCTCTCCCCCCGCATCCGGCAGAGATACCGGGCCAGCTACAGCGGCGCCTTCTACAGGCGGTTCATTTTGGGGGAATGGACCGCCGCCAAGGGGCTGGTGTACGACTTCTTCGACCCCCGGCGGGACGCGCGGCCCGCTCCGGAGGGCGAGCTGGAGGAGTACGTCATCTCCGTGGACTACGGCACCGCCAATCCATGTTCCTTCGGTCTCTGGGGACGAAGGGAGGGCGTGTGGTACAGAGTGAAGGAATATTACTACGCTTCCAGACGTACCGGCGTCCAGCTGACGGACCAGGAGTATGCGGCGGAGCTGGCCAGGCTGGCCGGCAGCCACCGGCTGCGCTGCGTGGTGGCGGACCCCTCCGCCGCCAGCTTTATCACCGCCCTGCGCCAGGCGGGCTACCGCGTCATCAAGGCCAACAACGACGTCCTCTCGGGCATCCGCGTCACCGCCGATCTGTTGAAACGAGGGCGCATCGTGATATGCGAGAGCTGCGGGGACTGTCTGCGGGAGATGGCGCTGTACCGCTGGAGCGAGGAGAACACCGGGCGGGACGCCCCCCATAAGGACAACGACCACGCCATGGACGACATGCGGTATTTCGCCGCCACCGTGGCGGCGGGCGAGGAGCATGCGGGGGCGTTCTGCGCGGTGGCGAGAAGGAGTTGAGCTATGCATTTTTTCAGCAAAAAGAGGGAGAAGCCCGTGGCCGCGGCGGCCACCGCCCAGATCGCCCGGGCCGCCCCCCTGCCCCTGGGCGGGTGCGTGCCCCTCAGACGGGGGGACACGCAGCTCTACCGGGCCATCCGGGAGGCGGTGCCCCTGGTGGACGCGTGCATCTGTAAGATCATCCGGCTGTGCGGCGGCGTGACGGCGGCCTGCGACGACCCGGAAGCGGAGCGGGCCCTGCGGCAGTTCTTGGAGCAGGTGAACGTGGGCCGGGGGCAGCGGGGCATCAACGCCTTTCTGGACCAGTACCTGGACTCCATGCTCATGTTCGGGCAGGCGGTGGGCGAGATCGTCCACGCCGCAGACGGGCGGGACATCGCCGCGCTGCTCTGCGGCCGGGTGGAGGACATCCAGATCCGGGAGGGGGACGGACCGCTGGACTTCGCGCTGTGCGCCATGAACGAGTTCGGGCAGATCAAGCCCCTGCCCTACCAGCAGCTGCTGCTGTTTACCCCCTTCAACCCGGAAGCCCACGCGCCCTACGGCGTGTCGCTGCTGCTGTCCATGCCCTTCCTGACAGAGCTGGGAAGCCTG